CGCGGATTAACACCACGAATATGCACCCCCGAGGAAATTTCACCGCGTCTGCGGCTTTTCTGGGTGACGACAACAACGTTTTTCTTCAGCTTCCCGGTTTTCTCAGGAGCCCTGTCAATCACTTCCTGCCGGAGAACTTCAGCCCCGGCGCGGGTCGAATCCCGGAGGACTTTATTGTTTTCAGCTTTGCTGAGGGTCTGCAGGTCTCGGGCGATATCCTGCAACCCGGAAAAATCCAGATTCACATCGATCATTTTTCGGTCCCCTGTTTGCAGAGAATTTCCAGCCGGGTACCTTTGATATCCGGAACCGGAGGCCCGGTAACGTTAAGAACTGCGCCTTTAAACGGGCCGGTCCGTACTTTCAATCGGGATGTGGCTGAAATATCCCTGCGAAAGCGCACCCAGACCCGGATTGTCGCATCAGCATGCTCTACGCCAGCGGCTAACAGCTCACGACCGCTTATCCCCTTAACCTCGCCCCAGATAGTTTTCCTATCTTCCCAATTTTCAACGGGCTGGCCTGAAGGCGTTCTGGAGGTTGTGAAGTTCTGAATGGTGAGCCGGTGCCGTAATCGTCCTGCCTGCATAATTCCCCCGCTTAAATACCATAAATTTTGTAAGGCTGGAGAAGCGCCTCGACAGTAAACGGAATATCTGTAGCAGCCTGACCGACAGAGACCGTTTCACGGTTTTCGTACCAGTGACCGATAAGCAGAAGCATCGCTGCTTTCACATCATCGCCAGGGAGAATTGAATCAGGATCATCTGCATACCCCTCGCTGGTTTCGGACTCATACATTTTGCGACGAGTCCATGTTTCGACGTAACGAGAAGCAGCTCCGATGTAGAGGGTCAATATTGAGTCGTCATCGGTAAAATCAGGCTCAATGCGACAGTGCTCTTTAACCACTTCAAGTTCTAACATTATTTTTTAGCCTTCTTCTCTGGCACGGTTTCCGGCTGTTCCGGCTGTTCCGGCTGTTCCGGCTGTTCCGGCTGTTCCGGCTGTTCCGGCTGTTCCGGTTGCGCAGAATTATCAACATCGACCAGCCGTGCATAGCCCTTTTTGACCAGTTCGCGACCGTGCTGCTCCTGCGTCTCCAGTAACTCCCCCTCAGCCACAACTACACCGCCGAAGTAAATTGGTTTAACCGCGATAAGCTTCATGGTATTCCCTCAAATATTGCGGCCCGAAGGCCGCACAAGATATTACTGACCGCCAGACGCCGGAACAGTGAATGAGCCATAAACAAAGGCTTCAGGACGTTTAACGGCCAGCGCCAGGCGCTCTTCGCAACGGATTGTGATCATGTTTTTCTCGAAGTCGTCGGCGTTCTCAGTAGAGATGACAACGTTCGTTTCTTCACGGTCAAAAATCTGCGCACCGGCACTAAATGCCCCGGTCAGGAATTTACCCTGGAATGCCGTAGCTTCTGTCGCAACGACCGGAAGGCCCCAAAGAGTCGGCCCCGTCAGAGCTGCAGGGTTTGCCAGGATGTAGCGGCCCAGCGTGTCTTTGGTCAACTCAATTTTCGCCCAGTCAATGAAGTGCAGGACGTGTCCGGATGCCGGGAAGCGGGCAAGCTGAGCCTGCAACATCGCGAGACGCAGATCGTCAATACCGTTCTGATTCTCAACCTGAAACGCTGCCGCAAATGCTGAAGCCTGCGGAATGATGCCTTCCAGATGAGCGCCAGTACCATCGCCGAACAGAATTTCCTGCTCTTCGACATACTTCAGGCCGAAGCGCATTTCAGCATCGACCTGAGACTGCAGTTGCGAAAAGTCATCGAGGATCTGTTTGGATGCCTTGAAAAGATGCGCAATGGTTCGAACTGGCGTGATTTTTTCTGCAAACTCAATATTGCTGTACGGTTTGGTCGTATTTTCTGCGACCGCCGCTGCGTTATTGGTAAAGCCAGTTTGCTGCACCCAGTAAATGGTGTTTGATGCCGTTGTACCTGGCGCGATCAGATCGCGGATAAACAGACGCTGCTTAGGCGCGCTATCAATACCCGGCAGACGGTCAGGAGCAACAATATTGCCGGGTACATTAGCGGTAAGTAGCGCCGCCTTCACCGGAATTGAAATCCGCTGGCTGGCCGCGACGCTGGCAGCAAAGGTTTTCAGCGCTTCAGCAGAAATAACCTGCTGACCTACAGATTCCACAACCTGTTTTGCATTTGCCAGCGGCATCTGCGCAACATGCTGCTCCAGTTCACCCAGCGCGGCTTTAAGAGTTTTTTCGGCTTCTTTCAGTGCGTTGAGTTCAGACGCCATTTTATCCACGGTGTCTTTGGTTTCCGCCGACAGTTTGCCGTTCTTCTTCGCCTCAGTCAGGGCCTCTTCCGCTTTGGCGTTAAATTTTCCGGTCGCTTCCTCAATGGAGGCGGTAACTTTTTTAAGAATATCGTTCACGTCAGACATAATTTCTCCGTTACTGGCATGCGTTCGCCAGGCCGCTTAATGCGACATCCAGCTCAGCTAAAATTTCAGGGTTGGGTTGGGTAGCGCCCGGCTTACCATCGGGATCGGTAACAGCGCCCGGCGTGTTACCTGTTAACGCTTTGATTAATTTCCGGCGCTCAGACCGGGGGGTATTTGTTTTCGCCAGTAGCGCATCAAGTTTTCTCAGCGCTGCAGACGGGGAGTCATCACCATCGCTTACGGCATCAGCAGAAAGCAGACTGTCGGCCAGCCCTTTTTCTACGGCATCACTGCCTCCGATATAACTTTCAGCATCCATAAGCTGCTGTACGGTCGCGATATCAAGCCCTGAGCGCGCTGAATAGATATCAGCCATAGCGGTATCAAATGGCTCAAGAGAAGTCGATAATTCCGCAAAATCATGGCGGTTGCCCATCGCTACTACCCAGCAGTTATGGATCATCAGAAAGGCACCGCGCCCGATTTGAATATCGTCCCCAGCCATAGCGATAATCGAAGCGGCGCTGGCAGCGATGCCCAACACTTTTACAGTGACTTTCCCCTGGTACTCGCGAAGCAGGTTGTAAATTGCCAGGCCTTCAAACATATCGCCGCCGGGTGAGTTGATGTTTACCGTCACATCAGCACCGTTCATCGAACGTAGAGCGCCGGAGATGCGTTTTGCCGTGACACCCTCATCCCAGTAATCTCGCCCGACAACATCAAAAATAGAAATGGAGTTGTCATTATCGGATGCCGCCCTGATCCCACCATTCCAGCGCTCAAGTGCTGATGGCTGGGGCTCACTGGTAACACCCGCGCACGGGCGTCCCGCCGGAGCAACCGGAAGTTGTCTAATTGTCATGAGAATTGGCTCCTAAGCGGCCTGTTTAAGGGGCGATTGCTCGAAAGGAATATCAGGGAAAACGTGGTTATGAAGTTCTTTGACAGCCAGCGCCTGAACGGCCGGGTTGCTGTTTTCGAGATTCTTCAACTGAGTCAGGTTCAGCTGAACTGTATAAATATCACCGCCTTCAATTGGTGGCATATTTTCCAGCCTTCGCACATCGTTGCGCGACATCCAGCCATTCTGCAGGGCGCTGGTATAGTACGCGGCACGTCCTGCACTATCGGCTCGCAGCAGACCCTCAACGGAGAACTCAGCAAACAAATCCTCATCACTGTTCAGAAGGCAACGCGAGATTTCCTGCTCAATATTCACCAGCAGGGGGCGCAGAGTATGTGTCAGGAACAGCATGTTCATCCCTTCAAGGCTCGACGCCCAACTGGATTGTTTTGTCGTATGGCCGACCATGAATGGCGGTACACGAAACCAGCGGCATATTTCCTCAATGCTGAATGAGCGGCTTTCAAGCAACTGCGCGGCTTCCGGGTTCATGGTAACATTCTGGTATGTCAGCTCATTTTCCAGAACCATCAGTTTCCCGGCATTTTTAGAGCCAATAAAGTTCTGGAGGGCCTTGCGAAGCCTTTCTCGCTGCCCTTCGTTTAGCGCAGTTTTCGAAGAGAGAAAGCCGGTGCTCTGCAAACCATTTTCGAATATTTTCGCCGCTGCTTCATCCACCGCCATAGCCGCGCCGAAAACGTCAACCCCGGCCATCGTCGGCATCATCCCGCACACACCATCAAGACCAAACCCACGAATGTGCATCATCCTGTCTACAGGAATGATCCGCTGAACGCCGTTATCCGTATAGGTGTACTGCAATTTTCCGCTATCGAGTCGCTTTACAACCATATTCTGAGGAAGTAACGGGACCAACGATACCAGCTTGCTACCGATATACAGCTTTTCGACAAACGCATTTCCGCGCAGACAAACACTGGCCACAATCATTAGCATGAAACGGGAAGGTGTCATTTCCGGGTTAGGACGCCTGCATAATATCTGGTAGGCGGGATTGTTCTGGGCCAGCTTTCGCGATCCATCGGCCTGCCTCTCGTAAATTTTAAGCGGAAGCGTGGAAACCGACTCACTTAATAGCCTCACGCACGCCCAGACAGCAGAAAGCCGGATAACTTTATCAGCGGTGACCACTTTTCCACTACTGCTGGTTCCAAACCACTCCCGCCAGAATTCACCGGTCGTCAGGCTTATGGGAACACCAAGCCAGTTTAAAAGAGCGCTCTTAACGCGCCCTGGTTGCTGTTTATTCTTAGCCATCAGATACCCACTATGATCGGATCGTCAAAAAAGCCCTCAATATCGCCTTCATCCTCTTCATCTCCTTCTGCTGCACCAACAGCCATCGCACCAGAAACAACGCCATCAATACGGCCATTACTTCTGCGCTTGCTGAAAACACGGTTACCGTTTTTATCTTCCTCAATAACGGCATTCGCCGCACACCAGCGCAGACAAGGATTCAGAACAATGCTGATCCGCTTCTCCATAATCAACTGTTCAAACAGCTCTATGGAGTGCGGCATCCACAATCCTGATTCCGCCGATTTACCAAACCCCTGGCCGTGCGGCACGAGGGGAACAGTGACACCTTCGTCATCCAGTTCAGGGGTTAAGTAATCAATGTGATAGCGGTCGAAAGCAACTTTTCGTATATCAAACATCGCTGCCAGCTCAGCCATACGTTTTGCGACAAAACCGTAGTCAATTGCCGTACCGGGAGGGGCATGGATATGACCATCTCGCTCCCACACATCGTAAGGCACCCGGTCAACTCGAGCGCGATCGTACAAAGTATCTTTGGGGGTCCAGAATTCTGTCAGCATTACGCTGATATCAGGAAAATAAAGAGAAAGTGATGTGAGGTCCCGCTTGCCCGATAAATCCAGCCCGCCATAGCAGGTTTTACCCCGTAACTGCTCAATACTGATGTCCTTTTCACAGGCCATCCAGATATCGCCGCTGATCCACGGGTTCTCTGCATCCACCCACTGACAGAAGTTCAGTCGGCGAACCAGGCTTTCTTTCGCAGGCATACCACGAGCATCTTCAACCTGCTCACGTAAATAGTCTGGCAGAAAGGTATGTCCCATTGAGGGATTCGCTTTCCCCCAGCATGTTTCATCTTTAAAAGGATCGTCGCCCTCATCCAGTGAACAGATAAAGGCAAAGAACGCATCATTTTCGCGCTGACCAGCAGCAACCTTCTGCCCGTACTGGTGATAGTCGTAACAGACGCTGGTTTTATCGTGACCGCTGTTAGTGATCATAAAAATCAATGCCTGCCGGCGACCTTTCGTGCCAGCACGCATCATCTCTACAGCGCGGTTATCTTTATGCTCGTGAATCTCATCAATCAGGGCGCAGTGAGGGCGTGGCCCCGACTGCCCGTCGTCAGAGCTGATTGGTCTGAAAAAAGAACCGTTTTGAAGGAACGCCAGATTCCACTCTTTCCCGGCCCCTCCAGACTTCTGAATCCTGGACAGAAGCGCAGGCGACTGATCAACCATTGCCACCGCATCCCGAAACAGGATCATAGCCTGGTCTTTTTTCGTTGCTGCGGCGTACACCTCTGCGCGGGGTTCTTTGTCAGCCATCATGCAATAAAGGCCAATACCAGCGGCCAGCGGAGATTTGCCAGAACCTTTACCGGACTCAACATACACCGTTCGGAAACGACGCGTACCGTTTTCACGCTTCCAGCCGAAAACAGAGCCGACGATAAAACACTGCCACGGCAGAAGGATAAATGGCGCACCTTCGTGTTCGCCACCGTTCAGCTTCAATACCTGGGCAAAAAAGCTGATAGCACGTGTCACCGATTCAACATCCCAGGTCAGACCGCGTTTTTTTCCCTCTTTTAAATCACGTAAATGCCGCTGGCAGGCATTGCGAATATCAGGCCCCGCTATTACCGTTCCTGAAGTTACATCCAGCGCATATTGCGTGGCGGGATCAACCGAAGAACTGGTTGAGCGGGTCTTCTTCTTTTTCTCCACCATCTACTTTCACCTTCGTCCTGGCTGCAGGTGTAAGACCGAATTCAACCAGATAACTTTTGAAACGGCGATCAGCGTCGGCCAGCATGGCCACAGCCGGATTTGCCTTAATCAAAAAGCCGCCTTCGGTCTGCACCGTATATGTTCGGCCCTCATCGGCGATAGTGAGGCGCAGCTGCAAAATGTCGGCATAAATATCGCAAAGACGCTCCAGCGCCAGCGTATCTGCAACGGTCAGAATCCCCATTCCGTCGAGTAGCATGGTGAGTTTTCCCCAGGCTACTTTTCCCCAGTCGGTGAGATGCGCCGGAGGGCTGGGTATTTCTCGCGCTGGCGTGGGTTCTTTATCGTTGAGTTTTCGTTTTCCCGGATTACCGGTTACCACTTTGAGATGGGTCGGTTTCGGGCGTCTTCCTGCCATCGGAACCTCCCAGAAAAAAACTTTTCATTTCGCGGTTGTGCACAAAAAGGATGGGCGGCGGTCATTTAGGGTCAGACTTCTGAACTTTTGACCCGCCCCTCCCCTATGGAATTAACGTCATCTGAACCAGTGAGAATTTGGATCAAGCGGAATACCGTTTTCATCGCAGCCGATAACAGTGCCGCGCTTCTCCATTCGCTGCTTCGTTGAGTCATGGTGCTGCTTACACAGCCCTTGCCAGTTCTTCCGGCTCCAGAATAGCTTTTGCGCTTTCGCTATTGCCTGGCTGTCACCAGAGCGCAGAGCCTCTTTCAGTTTGTGCGGGATGATGTGGTCAACCACCGTGGCCGCTGTCACCCTGCCTTGCTCGTGGCACATGACGCATAAGGGGTGCGCACGAAGGAATAGAAGACGCTCACGGTCCCATTTGCTGCCATATATGCGCGGTTCTTTGTTCATGTTTTCGTTCCTTGAGCATTATCACAGGCACTCAGTGAATGCCTGCTGTAATGCCTAATGCTCTTTGGTAAATGACGTTACACCGAGTTCAGCAAGCTGATGCTTTACCGCGCCAATGCGTCGGCTAAGCTCACCAGTGACGCTACTGCGTACTGCATTAACAAAGGCATCATCCTGATAACGACTCTGAATCGTGACACCTAGCCCTTCCCCACGCGCGACGATTGCACGTTGTGCTTCGAGTTCCCTAAGCTGTTCGCATAAGATTGAAGCGGCGTTAACATTATTGATGTTCATTTGCTTGTACCTTGCGGGCAGTTTGCCTGTACTGCTTTGTTGTGCGCCAGAATGTCGCGCTTCGTCTGACGGTCGAGAACATCGATATCGTGGTCTGTGAGATAGATGATCCGCACCCAACTGCAGGCGGTATCAACCACCACCGGGGCGGGTAAAGTTTTCGCGCAGCTCGCGATCAACATCGTCATTGCCCATACGCTTAACGCTCTCTTCAACATCGCTGGCCCCTTTCGTTGCATCAGCCCGGCGTTCTGCCGCGGCGACGGTAGCAGCTGCGTTTTCTTCAGCGCGCTGCTGCTCGGCTTTGGCTTCTGCCTTGTTGGTCCCACGCGCATGGCCTAACCCAAATGCGCCAGCGACAACGGCCAGCAACGCAGTTGCAAGGCCAATAATCATTTCAATGCCCATAGCGACCTCACACCAGTACTGATTTAGCCTGGTTAAACAGCGCTCGGCGTTTATCCAGAGCGTTGCGGCCACCGTTAATAAGCAGTGTTACGCGCTCAACATCACCGGAATGAAGCAGGCAACCGTGGGAAACATAAAACCATGCGGCTGAACGAGCAGCGTAATCATCTCGCTCCAGCAGCTCAGGCTGGGTAACAAGGTCAAGTTTCAGCGCCTGCCCGCAGCTGCGATAGTTGCTCAAGCCCGTAACTTGTTTCAGGCCGCGACCGCGATATTTCCAGCCATCACCGGCAACCTGATTTCCGAGGTTCTTTTTCCCCCACTCGCCCCCATACACCAGATTCGCGATTGCTCGCTGATTAGCTGGTTGTGTTGCCTTTCTGCCGAGTGCGGCGGCCTGCTGGGCGGTTATTCGGTGTTTGCCGAACGTAGGAACAAGTCTGTCGGCGGCATAGTTCAGGCTTTCCACCAACGTTGTATAACCGCCGGATTCATGCCCCATCTGCGCAATGAACATCGCATGGTCGAGTGGAGCAGTGATGCCGAATTCTTTCATCGCAGCATCAATGTGCGGAAACCAGCGCGCAGCTAACCCGGCGCTTATACCAGCCGCCTTCTGGAATTGTGATTTGTTCATCAGTGCCTCAGTGCATCAACCAGACGCGCCACATTCCCCCTGAACCAGAGAACCGCGCCGCAGATAAGAATGTTCGCTAGTACCACCAGCCAGTGGGAAGACTCGTACAGGCCAAACAGGAAACGGAAAGGGATGCTGGCATAAACCAGCACAGTGAAGTAAGCCATCAGCGATATCATGGGGCGATGTCTTGACCCGTCGCGCCGGTAGAACATCAGCGCAACAACAATTACAGCGCATGTCACCGCATTGATGATTGCGCTCGGATCACTTGTTACCATTGCTTGTCCCTCCTCCACGTAAGCGAGAGAGAATCCCAAACAGGCTACCCAGGTCCTGACTGTTAACGAATGTCAGCAATTTAATGGCTATGGCTGCAACGATTACAGCACCTAGTGCATCAAGCGGCCTGTCGCTATACCCCGTCCATTTTGAGAAGTAGGAACCAAGGAGAGGCGCGCCGATAACGCCGAAGATGAATGACGTGATGAAGTAGCCCACCAGCTTTAAACGGCTGATATTTACCGCCGTTGCGACATAGAACACCGCACCAGCGAACGCACCAAACACCACGCCATAATCAATGCCAGTTGCAAGGCCGAACATGCTGGCCCCCATAAGCCCACCAGCCGCTACCGTAGTGCCAGAAACAGGATCGGACATTTAGCCCCCTCAATTGCTGTGAATCCTCTCAGAACGAGGGGAAAGATTCAGGCCGCAGGCTCATGCGTTCACGGTTATTCTGCAATTTTTAGCCTGGGCCTGAAATGAAAAAACCCCGCCATTTGGCGAGGTCTGTAATATTTAAGTTCGTGTCTAAGTGACCACTCTTAACACATTAATATATAAAATTCGTAACGAATAGACTTTTATGCAACTTTCTCTATTTCCCTTTTATGGGTCCAGTCATCCATTTCTAATCTTGCCCCCGTCATAATGATGCAGGCATCAATAAACGTTTCGGCAATCATTAAGCGGTTGCGTATTTTCCCCTCAGAACATTTTTCCCAGCGGGCAATAGTCGATTTAGAAACGTTGTGCATGTAATGCAACATCACCAGATTTAATTCGTCTTCTCTTCCGGCACGTCTGAGCATTCCAACAGCCGCATCGACAATCAGCCCGTCATTGTCACAGCATGATTCACGAGATTTGGACGTATTTAATAAGAGACCTTTAAACCCGGCACCAATTGGCGACCAGTCAACCTGAGAACCTTCATTAATAGCCCAGGTTCCCCATCGTTCGAGTACCAGTTGAATATCACGCTGCATGGTTCACCCCTTTTATCTGGCCCGTAATCATTTCAATGCTGTTGTTGCATTCATTTCCCCAGCGGTCCCATCCTTTCCACTCTTCCCGAGCGAATAGTTCTATCCGTTTCACATCGCCGTATAATTGCTCCAGTCGGTTCCTTACTTCCCACGGTTTAGCGCTGTGCTCACCGAGGCAGGTGTGAACAACCTGTTTTACCGATGCGCTGGCGCGGGTTAGTCCGGTTCCCCTGGTGGCTATCAGGACGTCTTCTGTATTGCTCCGGGTATGATTGCCGCCGTTCATGCGCGTCTCACGGTCCAGCATCTCAAGCAGATCATTGAAGTCCACCAGCTCACCGGCACTTAACGCCTTGTTGAAGCGGTCAGCAGCGTTCTGATTCAGTTTTACCCAGGTGAAGCCTTTCATTGTTCTGACCCGGAAACCCCATGATTCAGCCAGTTCTACAGCCTCGCGGTTATGGGTCCCCGTATACCACATCGCCAGCACAGCGTTATCAGCAGCCAGCTTACGGACGGGGAGAAACTTCAGATCGTCAATGCTCATCGTGCTGTAATGATTACAGGCTGCGCCGTTGCTGATTCGATTGCCGTATTCCCACGGCGGATCACAGTAGATAAGATCGTAATTCATGCGGCCCTCTGCTTTTTCAGTTCGCGGGTTTTACGGCGGTATTTAGCCGCTATTTCTTCCAGGTCTTCTTTTGAGTAATGCTTCGCCTCGTGTGGGCCTTCCAGCCATTCCACCAGCGACAACCCAAACCAATCGATCAGCGTTTCCCTGTAGCGAGCGTGTACCGTGGCATTCTTCGCAGCGAAACGACCTGAACCACCGTTACAGGCTTTGCACTGCCGATAGGCGTTCTTCTCTTCAAAGCGCAGTTCAGGACGGGCACCAACCCCCATGAAATGACCACAATCCCACTGGCCACCAAAGACCATAGGCGGATGATAGGTACCGCAGGACGGGCAAGGTTTACCCTCATCGCGTTCGCGGATAAAAGCATTGAAGGCGGTCTGAGCTTTCTTGATATAGTCACCGCGCGTCAGCAGCGCTTTTTTGCGCATCTTCAGCTTGTCCTTTCTGTCTGCCTCTGCCTTTTTAGCTTTAAGCGCACGGTTGTGACCTATAGCGCACAGAGGGCCACAGACCTTTTGCAGGTTACGATCTGGCGTGAAGGTCTCCCCGCACTGAGGGCATTTCTTCGATTTGTATACCTTCACTTTTTGCCTGGCTGGTTTCTTCACTGTTTCATCCCCCGGTGAAATACCCACTCGAATACTTCTGAGCCGTTAAGCAGCAGATCATTAAAATCACCCTGCGCAGGCCAGCGCACGGAGACACTTTCCAGATCATTCTTCGCGTGCAGATTTGCCGCAGCGCATTCAAAAGCAGCGGCATGACCTGCTGCGTTGGCGTCTGAGTCAGCAAAAATAATGAGGTTCTTTACCCCGGCAGGAACCCGGAATTTCTTCATGAAGGCAGTATTCATCGTCGCCCAGGTGTTGCACTTCGTGATCTGGTGGCAGGCCAGAGCCGTTTCGATCCCTTCAGCAATTCCCAGCGTTGAGGATATTGGGAACATGCGAATAGCAACGGATTTGGCATACTCTAAATAGCTGTCCTCCTGCAGTTTCATCATCTTCTTGGCTGCGCCGCCTGTTTGCGCCTTCTTATCACCGTCAAGCAGGGTGCGGTGCAAATAACACAATTCCCCGCGGTCATCTGTCGCCAGCGCATAAATAGCCTGGAGGTTCTTTCCATCTACTGGCTGTTTATCGCAGTACTTGATGCTCTCTGCAGGGAGGGAGTTAATACCGCGTCCCTTCAGGTAGCTATCTGCACCGGTACCACGGAGAGGGATGAGCTTCGAAAACTTACGGCTGACTTTGTCACGTTGTTGCGCCAGAGAAGTACGCAGCGGATTTACTCTGGTGCGATCCGAGGTGTAGGTGTTCCCGATCAGCCTGTCTATTTCCGAGGCCAGTACCTTAAACTCTTTGCCTGTCTTGGCAGTCAGCAATGCCCAGCCATCGCCAGAGCCACAAACGCAGATATATGACCCCGTGCCGTCTTTATCATCACAGCGAAATTTCCCTGTACGACCACAAAGAGGGCACTCTCCTTTGAGATGGTTTTTCCCGGTAATACCTGGGAGGCCATAGTATTTGTAAATTTCCGCCCAGCGACCAATCGCAGCTTGCTTGGTATTCATGCGGCATCTCCTTCTTTCTCTTTTCTCTTCGCAAAGGCGATCTGTTTTGATTTGATGAAATTCGTTACTTCAGGCGTGATCTGTTGCGGGGTGTGATGTAACCCCCGAGGCCATACTGCAAACTTTTGTTTGTAGGTATGCGCACACCAGCCATCACTGACCGGGCGTCCCTGCGCTGCACGGGTACGCTGGTAAAAAAGAATCTGAGACCACCAGGATTGCTTCTGCTCAGCGGTATATTTGACTTCCGCTTTGCTTACCTTTTTCAGCCCACGGGATTTATCTGTTTCCACGTCTTCCCCGGCGAGCGGTTTAAAACCACATTTCGGGCAGATGTAAATCCCGGCTGGTTTGACGTAGTGGCACTGGCTGCATTCTTTCGGCAGCTTTTCCGCTTCATCGGTCTTAACAGCTCTCTGCGGTGCGTCTTCCATGCCATCAGACGATGAAGGGAGATAGTCGTATTCAATATCGTCGGGATAGCCCAGCTTATTAACCGTGCCAGTGTGGTCGAAGATGAGGCAGTGATCTTTACCAGGGGCGGCACGCAGACCACGCCCAAGAATCTGAATCCAGCGCATTTCGCTTTTGGTTGGGCGGGCGAAGATAATGCAGCGAACATCACTATCAAAACCCGCTACCAGAACACCAACGTTAATGATGATTTTGGTTATGCCCTGCTCAAAGCGGCGGATTGTTAGCTGTCGTTCGTCGTGCGGTGTGCTGGCTGTCATAACTTCAACCGTCACGCCAGCGCTGGCAAATTCAACCGTGACAAAATTGGCGTGGGCGACATCGACGCAAAAACAAATCGTCGGGCGGTCTTCCCCGTTCTCCAGCCAGTTTTTGACGATGTCGCCTACCAGCTTGGCTTCGCTCATTACCTGGCTGAGCTGGTTTTCTTTGTAGTCGCTGCCATAGCCTGCTACGTATGACGTTTCCACTTTGGACAGGTCAGGATGCGACGGCGCATAGAACTCATATTTGCTCAATGCACCAATGGCGATTAGTTCCTTCATCGTCGTTGGCTTAATCAGGCGCTGGTAGTAATTGCCCAGGAACTTAGCGAAAGGCGTACCGGAAAGGCCGATCACCTTCGTTGCTGTGTTGCGAGTGAGATTGTCGATAACTTCCAGCAGTTTTTTGCGCTTCAGGTGGGCTTCATCAACGATCAACAGGTCGATATTGTCCGGGAACTCACGGCGAATCAGTGTATCCGCACTGGCAATCTGGATCAGAGCGGTGGGGTTGTATGACGGGTGATCACGCCAGACATAACTGATTTCTTCGCCAGGAAGGCCGTATTCCATGAACCGGGCTGCGGTCTGGTCCAGCAGAACCGTATACGGAGCCACAAACATTACGCGCATTTCACGGCTGACAAAGCCATCTGTGATCAACGCGGCTATTGCTGTTTTGCCGAACCCTACAGGGGCGTAGAGCATGAAGGAGTTATTCTGTTTCCAGGCGCTGCGCAGCATGTTTAACGCGACGATCTGTTTTTCGCGTGGCTGGATGTTAAGCATTGGCTGTAACCTCCCCGAAAGCCATAGCCACCAACTCGGCGATGACAAACTTAGTGCGCTGACGCTGAACCGACAACGTAACGGTTTTGGTCCCGTCTTTGCGCATGCGACCTTTCAGAAAACCGCCGTGAATGTGACGAATAAAATATTCAGAGTTAGCCAGGCGCGGAATGCTGCGCACCCGTCCAAGATTGCTGACCTCGTAGGCTTTGGAATATGGCTCAACCGGAACCGGGGCCCATTTTTCGTTAGCGTCTGAATAAATCATTTTGGCTCCTTTTGGATGGCTAAACGTCCAGACTTCCAGTTGACGTTTTAACCCCATACAGTGATCTATCTGTTAGATCGTTCTCTTCTGGTAAAGCTGTTCCAGCCCTTCGGGCTAAAACCCAACACCGCCCCCTTTCCCCCAACCCGGTTTCAAAAAATTCATACCCTGGGTGGGAGCGAGGTATATCCCCTGACTGCTGGGGTATATCTCGTGCAGAACTCTCGCAATCGGCGGTTTGCCGTTCGTCGTGCTGCGTTCTGCTGCCGGAATGACACCGGTTCTGCTTCGAACGCCTCCTGGTACGCCTGCGCATACGCCATCGCGATTTTTTCCCGCATACCTGCCGGGAGTGCTGCTAACTGCTCTTTAATCCACGGGGCGTCCTCACGAGCAAAAACCGTGGGCATAGTCACGTGAAAATATTCGTCCTGATACACCGGCCCTCCTGCTTACGTGGTGAGCCTGTAAGGGATTACTCTCGCTTTGGTTTTCGTCGACCAAAGACAGCAAGAATGGACTTCACTTCTTCCTCTCGTGCTGAGAGGTGTTTCCTGTGGTAGTGCCTGATTTCGTCCGCTTCAGCTTCATCAATCACCCCATCTTCCAGAGCAAGATTGATGACTTGATCCACATGACCACGCATGGCGGCTGTCTTCATGGCTTTATTGAATAGTTCGACCTGATCCAAGTCTTCGAGCTTGGGTACATCCACCAGCAATGCACCGCGTCTTTTAGCGAAGTAATCAGCCAGTTCAGCTGTTCCTGAAATGTCTTCCATTGCTTCCAGTTCCGCGACCTCAAAGAACCGACACCCGTTTTTCTCGTACAGGTTGTTATTGAACTGAGTGACCGTCATACCAAGAGCACCAGCCATAGCCTCACGCCCTCCTGGATACGCCTTACACATTGCCTTCACTACTTCTTTGAGACTTTGCTCTACCATCTTGAATTTCCTTTGGTAGTTACACTTACGCCGCTGATTCGTTAGGCTTGTCATATGAATCAGGGTCATATGACAGCGCTCCATTTGTTTGCTTCTCTGCAAGCAGGGCGTACTGCCAAGGGATAGTTTCTTTCCAGAGACTTACTGTGGATTTTGAAACCCCAAGAGCTTTAGCAGCCGCAGTTGCCGTTCCGAAATGGTTGATTAGATCTCGCTTTAACATTTCCCTCTCCTGAGTAAGAACAATGAATTTAGTTTAACGTTTCAAACTAAAAATAGTCAAGAATTTAAACTTGGAAATGTTTGATTATTTAAACATGAATATTGAAAGCATGAGCGACCGCATTGCGCGGCGCATGAAAGATTTAAAGCTCAAAAGTACACACCTAATGTCGGCCACTGGGGCATCAAAAGGCACGGTGAGTCAATGGGTGAACGGAGGTACAGAACCTTCGGCCAGGTACATAAGCAAGCTTGCTGATGTTCTTCGTGTTAGTGAACGCTGGTTAACAGAAGGAGGTTTAATTGAAGAGACAACTGGAAATGCTGAGCCTGGTCCTGATCTCCGCCGTCGTGTTCCGTTGATTTCATCGGTACAAGCAGGTAACTGGAGAGAGATGATTCAAGGTAACTGGGATGAAGTGACTCAATGGATTGAAACAACTGCAAAAGTTTCTCCTTATTCTTTTTCTTTACGGGTTTCTGGAGATTCAATGTCAGCCCCTTCAGGAAGTGGAATGTCTTTACCTGATGGTTCGATTGTGATTGTTGATCCTGAGGTTGAGGCTCTTAGCGGGAGGATTGTGGTTGCTCGTATAAATGGAACCAATGAAACTACGGTAAAAAAACTAGTTATAGATGGCCCGAACATGTATTTAATGCCGCTAAATCCGGCATTCAGAGCCATTCCTATAGATTCTACATGTGAAATCGTCGGTGTTTGTGTACGTGTAGAGATGGACTTACTCTAAACCCCTTTAGCATCCCCATCTTCAAACCAGCTATTGCTGGTTTTTTTTCGCCCGCACATTTTTTGTTTGATTATTTAAACAACACGCTTGACACCAAAGTTTGAATCATTAAACTAAATCACATCAACGACGGACAGATACCCAACCGTAAACGTTACGAAAGGGGTCCACTGAAAGTCCAGCTACCAAAAAGGATGCAGTAATGAAGACAAACGGCGAGGAAGTGAAAAGCGCCTTCGTTCAGAGGCGCTTCAGTGAGAATGAAATCTTAAAAGTATTTAGCGTCAATGCTGGTCTGATTTCGGAACTGAACCAGAAGCCGAGTCCAGTTGCTTCACACCATTCTGAAGCATCTCGATAAGCTGAATGGCTACGGCTCTGGTAACGATGAAGTTCTTGTCCTGATGAATGGTGGCATCAATTGGTGAGGCCAGATATTGGGGTGTGAGGATCAGAGCGTCATAAGCCTTAACCTGGCGCACTTCTAATCCAGCCAGAGGGAACGTCTGAATGTCGTCTTTCTGTGACATGTAAAAACCTCATGTTGGTTAGGGAGTTACCAGAGTAACTGAATCTTGTTGGTTGGGGAATCGCAAGATGTACCGAGCCTGACGTACTGAAAAGACAGGCACCGCTCTTTAACAATCTGCAAAGTCGGAACAGCACATGAAACCTGTTTAGACCCCTGCGCTTTAATGCGACGTATCACCGGGTGCGATCCGGTCGGTGTGAGGGTTAGCCACGATATCAATCGTGCGTGAACGGGGAACACTGGCAGGGGAAGTGTGCGAGCGCAACATGATTTATTCCAGCCCCTTCCGTATGAGGGGGTTGGGCTGAATTAAAGTAAAGAGGTCGAAAATGGATGAAAAATGTATTGATTCAAAAATTATGACCGGAGAACGTCTACTGGTTATTAGTTCTGAAATTCTCACTGTTTTAAAAAGCGAGCTTTCTTCCAGAGGATTAAAGCCCACTCCAAGTAATTTACGCGTTGTGATGGAGATTATTGATAAATCTCTTCCTGATTCACTCAGCGAGTTTTTTGTCGAGTAGCCCTTCGTACTTATCGTAAATCATTTCGATAGTTTCGATGGGATCGTGATCTGTAGGTTGTTTACCAGCGGCAATTTGACCTGAACGGTATGAGTTGTGAGTTTCAACAGCAAGCCGCATTAAAAACATTACTTTTTCTTCTTTGTTCATTGGTATCCCTTCTTGGCTGTGTGAGAACTACCAAGATACCACCGAGCCTGATGTGGTGAAAAGACAGGCGTATATAACTCAGCCAATCACATTAAGCATCGCCAGAATGCTTAGCGGGACTGGATGACTTCCCACTTCAAGACGGTCCATAAATGTCCTACGAAGTGGCGACTCCGCTCCGATAACAGCGGCAGACGTTCAACTGTAAAAACGGTGAGATGCCAGCACCCTCGGCGGCAGTGACAGCCGGAAGTAGACGGCCCAGCGTGGCAAGGAGAGGAAGCACGATGACAGCCGGGAAAGACCGGCACACAACGATGAGAGCATTGACGAGTAAGGCACAGAGTCTGGTTCGATTCCAGACGCCAGGATAGTTCTATATCTGGTGATGGGCAGGGAAAAGGTCCGTTCGATTCGGACACCGGCAGTGCTCTCTTCGTTGTGGCTGTGCATGAAATGATAGCTGTATTTGGCGGTTATCCAGTCTTCCACCAATCAAACAGGAGGAAGAGGATAATGTTCTGATGGGTAACCGCCCTTTTTCTTCTATGTGTCCGCTCCCGGTGTTGGCTGGGATGCCCAACCCAGCGCGGGTTCAACTCCTGCCGGACACCTCATCATTCGGGGATTTATATGACTTTCCGTAACGTTAATTTTCAGTACGGCGACCTGATGCGCGTCCCTCGTGGTGTGCAGGCCGTTCGCAATCCTAAATCATTCGTTCGCACCTGGCGGCGGAGCTGGCTGTACAGGCTTCTTACCCAGAAAGGCGATCCCTGCTGATAACTGGAGATACTTATGTCCGATACCAAAAACACCACGCCGTTTAGCCAGCAGTTGGCGTACATCAACAAAGGCACTCTCGATGCCGAGCTGACCGAAGCGCTGGCAGAAGTCATCAAAGCTGTACGTGAAACAGGTAAAAAAGGCGCTGTTACGCTAACGCTGAATTGTTCCATGCTGAATACGCGCGACGAAAACACCATGAAGGTGACGCCAAAAGTCTCTCGCACCATTCCCGAACTGGACCGCGCTGATACCATCATGTTCTCTACCGCTGACGGCGATCTGCTGCGTGATGACCCGGCGCAAGTTCAGATGGATTTAAAAGTTATCGAACAAGCACCACAAGCTGCGCCAATTAAGCTGGCCCAGTAATCCCCCACCCTCTGTTTTCAACACATCAATCGAAAGGAATTATTCAATGTCTCAAATTGAAGGCTCTGCCGTGCTTGATATCCGTGACCTGGTTGCGGCAACACTGAAAACTAACACCGACATCCCGTCGGTTGTTGTTCCTGATGGCTTTGATGTCAAATCGCTTGAAAGCCTCCAGATTTCCCCGTCCCGCATTCGCCAGATTACTAACCTGATTTCCCCCGGTTCGTTAATTGCTTATATCCAGCGATTCCGTGATGAGCGTTCTGTTGTTTTCGCTGATAAGACCAAAACACGGATCGTCGCGGTGCTGGACTTCCACCAGAACGCCGATAGCCCACACTGGGGAACGCACAAAGCGGTTTATGACTGCCCTTTCTCTGACGAATGGAAGGCCTGGTCTGCAGCTGATGGTCACAAGATGAATCAGATCGACTTCGCTGAGTTTCTGGAAAATAACATCCAGAACATCGCACCTGTTGGCGATAACTATTCTGGCCCATCAGGTACCGAGCTGTTGGAGATGGTTCTCGCATTCCAGGAGACAAGGAAAGTTGAGTTCAAGTCGGTTAAGCGCCTGCAGGACGGAACCTGTCAGTTCCAGTACAGCGATGATAAATCCGGCTCAGGCAATACCAAAATCCCGGAAAAAATCAGCCTGGCAATCGCGCCTTTCCATAATGGCGCACCGTACCAGATCGATGCGCGCATTCGCTACCGCCTGCGCGACGGTCAGCTGGTCCTCTGGTATGAGCTGATCGAGCCGAAAAAAATCATTGAGCACGCCTTCCAGGAGATCGTAACCGATATGGAAAACCAGCTCGGTGAACACCTGCCTATTTACGAAGGTTCTATCTAACCCATCCATTCCGTGTGTTGTTTTATGCGCCTCCAGGTGGGGCGCATAGCGAAGCACTCCCTAATTCAAAAAGGTGACCATATGCCCAGCTTAGGCCAGCTCTATAACGATAAAGAATCCGGGTTAACTACCCGTAAAACCTACAACGTCCCGATCGCCTCAATTTATGCGGAAGAAGGTTACAACGTTCGCGAACTGAATCAGGCGCATGTTGACGAATTCCGCGACGCGTTTATTGCCGGGGAATATATCCCGCCGCTGGCCGTAGAAGTTACTGAGCGTGGTGTGAAGGTGATCGACGGTCACCACCGCTATCACGGTGCGCTCGCTGCTATCGCTATGGGCCACGACATTGTGCGGCTTGAATGCAAAGATTTTGTCGGTACTGAAGCAGATAAGATTGCTTTCATGGTGACAAGCTCGCAAGGGCTGGCACTTACTCCCCTTGAACGTGGCGCGGCATATCACCGCCTTCAAAATCAGGGCTGGAGCCCGTCAGAGATTGCAGCAAAGGTTAAGCGCTCAGAGTCCGATATCCTGCAGCATCTTCAATTGCATGAATGTACCCCGTATATCAAGAAGCTGGTCCGTGATGGCTCAATGAACTACGCAATCGCGATCGGCATCTCTCGCGAGCATGGGGTATACGCGGATCGTGAAGCCTCTCGGCTGATGAAGAAGGCTGAAGCCGCCGGTAAGAAAAAGGTTACCAAAAGCATTGCCAATCCCCAGTTTAACGCTGGCAAGGCCAGGAAATTCCTGGAGCTGATTGCATCCTGCAGCGAGGACACAAGCGAGGGGCTGATCATTGAAATCCCACCAGCGATGCGAGCTGAAATAATTTCCATCCTCCGGGAGTTTCGCCACGGTAGCCCACCAGCAGAAGACTCCGCAGAACCTGATGATCAGGAGAGTGATGCGGCATGAGCGACTCCAGCAAACTGATATGTCCGACCTGTGGAGCCGTTGCGCAATTTTCATGGCATGGCAACAGCCCTTTCCTGAGGTATGGCTCACTTCACTGCCCTGCAAAGCATCATTCCGTGAGCGTTACATACCAGAAAGACAGCATGAAATCAGCGCGCGCGTCTCTTATCAGGCAGTGGAGCGAGTTAAGCAAATAACTAATTTCTGAGGCCTTATGAACTTTGATCCTGACCATTACAGCAAATACGCACTGCGTCGGTTTGCCGCGGTAGCCAATCTTATCGGGTTAATCGTCTTTGTCGTTCTGACCTGGGGTATCTGCATGATTATTGAGTGGGTGACAGCATGAAAGAACTGAAATTTTACGGTGCCAGTGATGACCTTTTCGAGTGCGAAGGCGCAATTCGTGAAGAGATCTGCATGTACAGCAACCCTGGAGTTTATCACCTCAAGTCATCTGAAGGTGAGATGCTCGTTACTGCCTGCTATACGGACGAGGGATGCTGGGCTATTGGCGTTGGCCAGGTCAATGAAGAAACTCCGCTACCCTCATGGCCTACATCATTTAGCCAGCATGAGCGCGGCTATAGCGTGGTCTTAACGCTGCAGGTACCTGACGACACCGAGTTAGTGCTGGAGGATAGCGATGACTGATATCACCGAACTGACAGGCGCACCCAAGCACGCAAATCAGCATCGTATCTCAAGAATAATCGTCGAATCACCTAACGATGAATTGCGGCAAATGACTGTTGAGGTTGAGCAATACACTGATCAACTCATAGAGGCGCTGGAGAAGGCGCAGCAGCGTATTACTCAGCTGGAGTCCCGCACCGTGAAGCTGCCACGGCCTGGTTTCGTCACTATCTCCGGGGAACGCACGGCTGTTTATTTGAAAGGTGATGTTGATGCAGCAATGTTGGCTGCAGGCATTGAGGAGACTGAGTGATGGCTATCACTGAAGGATTCTGCGCGGACCTCTACTGCGACTGTGAAGGTTGCCAGTCGGGGAAAATCTATCCGCAGGCGCAGGCGGACTTTATTGGCAGGAATATGACCGACATTTCACACCAGGCGCGTGAAGCAGGCTGGTGCATCAGCAAAGACCGCCAGCGCTGCTATGCGCCGGGTCACAAAACTTCGCGGGGAGCCAACCAATGACCAGCAAATTAACCAGAGAGCAGCTTCGCGAGCGCGCCCAACTCAAAGCCAAAAATCTGGCAAGCGCAATTTCACAGAGTGCATTCGCCAGCTGTCGCAGCGAGTTGGAAGAGGAGTTTCAATTTTTGCAATGTGCGCTAGCTTGCATGGAAGGCGAGCCGGTGGCGTGGACTGATGAAGAAGAGTTGCGCGATGCAAAAGAAAGCGGAAGCGGTTATTTGTTTGGTATTGAGCGTGATGCGAACAAATTCGCCGACCCGCGACGCCAGATAATGCTCTATCGCCACGCGCAGCCAGCGCCGGAACGTGACAATGTACGCCGCGAGCATGCCGAGTGGTCACAGGCCACCTTCGGGAATGTCGGCCCGATTGGCCCACTGAAACACCTCAGCAAAGAAGCCCTGGAAGCTGCAGCCGAGCCCGGCGACCTCTCCGAGTGGGCTGATATGCAATTCCTGCTGTGGGATGCACAACGCCGTGCCGGTATCACTGACGAGCAGATTACCCAGGCGATGATCGAAAAGCTGGCGGTGAACAAACTGCGTTCATGGCCGGAGCCGAAAGATGGAGAGCCGCGGTTGCACATCAAAGCGCAGCCAGCGCCGGTAGTGCCGGATTTAAACGTCAATATTATTAATGATGACCGTCCTATTCCTAACCCACCATACGAGGGCGGTCTACCCAAAACTGCCTACTGCGGTGCAGGGGTTTGGATATCGGAGCCAATTACTCCGGATACTCTGGAGAGCGTGCTTCCACCCGAAATGGTTTTGCGGGGAAATAAAATAATTAATCCCAGAAATGATGGTTTGTTATTTATGGATGAAAAACCTGGAGATGCACCAGAGTTACGTGGTGCGGTAAGCGATTTCCTTTCCATTCTGGATGAATACCCTGAGCAACTTGAGCCCGTCAACAGAGCATCAGCAGCTGTTAATGCCTTACGAGTTGCCATGCTGCAGGCTGGCAATTTTCAGTCAAGCCTAAAAATTGACCATGAAAGCACCTTTATCAAGCACATTAAATCTGTTAGCGAAAAGGTAAGGGCTGGCAACTCTCCGGTAATTCCAGAGGGGTACGTGATGGTGCCGAATGAGCCGACAGAAGCAATGATAAACGCCTGGTTATCAGAGGTCGCGAACTGGCGCGGTCACGTTGCTGGTTATAAAGCCATGCTCGCAGCCGCCCCGCAGGAGGTGAAAGGTGAATAAGGTCGAATTGCTTCAGAGGCTACATGCACTCACTACAGATTTTCATACTCTGGCCTGTGATATGGATATTGGCGACGAACGCACCGAGGTGTTCGAAATGTATGAGGTACTGCGACGCATTCAACGCCGTGGCGCAGCTAGTGAAATGTTATCTGCAACCAACCCGTTGCTATGCCCAGGGGGTTCTGATGATGGGGAGTGGGTAGACTTTATTGGTGATGATGACGACTGATTTCTAAATTTCCCGGTCAGCCCACCAGCACTTAACAAGAGAATATTTAACATGAACCATTTAATGATCGACCTCGAAACTATGGGTAATAAACCCAATGCCCCTATCGTCTCTATCGGTGCGGTATTTTTTGAACCCTCAACTGGTGAGCTTGGCGAAGAATTTTATCGCGTTGTCAGTCTGAAAAGTTCAATGGAAGCCGGTTCCATACCCGACCCTGACACCATAATGTGGTGGATGCAGCAAAGCGAAGAGGCCAGGTCGGCTATTAGCGATAAGAATGCAGCGATGGCTATCTCAACCGCACTCATTCAGTTAGTTGAATTTATTCGCGGTAATTCCGAGCCTGGCCGCGTTCAGGTGTGGGGCAACGGTGCAACTTTTGACAACGTCATCATGCGAGCCAGCTATGACCGTGTGGATATTCCCTGCCCCTGGCATTTCGCTAATGATCGCGATGTTCGAACCATTGTCGAATTAGGGCGTGCCATTGGCATCAACCCGCGCCGGGATATTCCGTTTGAAGGCGATATGCATAATGCGCTGGCTGACGCCAAACACCAGGCTAAATACGTCTCTGCAATTTGGCAGCGTTTGATTCCTGCGTAATATGAATTATTGAGGTAATTTATGACTACGAATGATTTTATGGAAGAGCAGGAGGTATTCGACCTGCTCAAAAAGAAAAAAACAGCTGTTTGGCGTTTACGAAAGGATCACGGATTCCCCGACCCTGTTCTCACCTACCCTTCAAGGTATAGCCGTAAAGCTGTAATGAAATGGATAGACGAGGGCGGCGTTAACCGAGCTGTTTAACATGCCAAAAAATCTTATCGGCATACAGCTCATACGCTTCTTTTTGTTCCACCAGCCAATCGTGCTTGTTATATACCGCCATCACTCCTCCCAGTTCATGCCCCAGCATCTTTTCGGTGACATGGGGCATAACTCCTTCCCCTGATAAATTCGTCACCAGCGAGCGCCTGAAGTCATGTGTTCGCCATTCCGGTATATCAATTTTATCCCTTAATTTTTTCATATAGAGATTAGCTGACGAGCGATCTATGGGCTTGTCCAGTTCCTGACCAGGAAACAGCACATTGTTTCCAGCATTGAGCAGCCTATCAACGAAAGGTTTTACCTGGTCGAAAATAGGCCTACGAATGACGTTACCCATCTTGGAATGCTCTGATGGCGTAGTCCAAATCAGATCGTCCATGTTGAACTCACTGGCGGTAGCCAATCGGAGTTCTGACAACCTTGCCCCCCAAAGCATCAGAAGTTGATGGAGCACTTTGTTTGAGGTAACGATCTTGCTGTTCTCCAGCGCCAACCAAATTTTGGCTAGTTCCGTATAGGTTAGAACCCGGCTACCCACATCAGGTTTCTTGCCAATAGTCTTAACGCTTAGCTTCAGAACCTCACAAGAAGGTATCAACTGGCGGCTGATACACCAGTTCATCACGGATCGTAACTGGAGAAGTAGCACTCTGGCCTTTTTCCCGTTTTTCTTCTCCTGCTTATCAAAGAATCTAACCCATGCAGAAACAGGGATGTTAACCACAGGAGCATCTGGAAATTCTGTGTACATGGTGTTGTACACAACTGACTTATAGAGCGTCTGAGTATTAGGCTTCAGCGTTTCAACATACTTGCTCCACCACTGATCCAGGCACTCCTTTAGCGTCAGTTCTCCGTCTTCTTTGGCAAAATAATTTTTAGGGTTTAGTCCCTTGAGGTACAATTCGCGCATCTCGCCGACTATCACTCGGGCATCTTTGAGAGTCATTGCAGGATAGCGGCCTATGGATAGGCGAACAGGCTTGGCATTCCAACGATAACGGAATTGAAACGTAATCGTTCCAGTGGGAGTTATGCGCACACTCAATCCGTCACCATCTGTGACTTCTGGCGTGCCGCTGTAGGGCTTACCGTTGATGCTGCGAAGTTTGGTGTCGCTGAGAGCCACGGCTTAGTATCCTGTACACACTGAATTTAAGCATTCTGTACTCAATGTGTACGCAATGGCAAGTGAACGAGATGATTTTCTAGCGGAAAGGATGCGAAGGGAGAGGAAAGAAAAGAAACGAAATGCTTGATGATACGTGAACTAATGGGATAACATGTAAAACAAGCAGAACGCTTAAAAATCAATCATATCCATGTCCCCTTAGTTAAATGGATATAAATTAAAAATTACTCAACTTGATGTTTTTATTGAATTTATATCCATTTTAATTTTCATTTAAGTACACAAATATGTACACATAATTTCATCATAAGAGTCAGATTATAGGGCTATCATCCTGCCTCATATCGTTGATCACGTGCGTCGCGACTCCGAGCACTTCAACCTCATCCATGGGATCACCTTCGATCGATTCTCCCTCTACCGTGATGAACGATCTACCCATTAGCTTTGCAAACTGAAGTTCTCCACCCGAACGTATAAGCAGAATACTTCCCTGTTTAACCTTTAGAGACAAGTCCAGAACAACATACCCACGGTCGGTTGAGATAACTCGCGAGTTTGCTGTGATGTTGCATAGAGAATTTACTGTTAACGTGCTTTCAATGTAATCCGTAGCCGGTGACGGGAACCCCATGATCTGTCCTTCCACAAACACTGTTTAAACATACAGTAGTTTTGTTGAGAGGAAAGATCAAGAGAGGAAGCGGCTATCAATTGACGCCGCTGGATTAACGGTTTGATTATTCAGCTGTCCATGAGTTCACCGTGACAGCATCAGGCACCCCACCGCCGTACTTAATGTTGATCGCATTCAACTCAGCCAGAACAGCTTCCTTTATTGCCGAATTACTTCCTTCTGATTCAATCGCCAGTGTTCCAGAATAAATTACCTGCCCGTTTTTAGTTGCCTGATAATCGACAATGTAGCCAGCCATACTTGCCCCTTAAATAGTTTTACCTTTCAGCTGATAATAGTTTTTGTAACAGGTGTAAATAGTTGCCATCTCCACATTGGTAATTGATCTGGATACAACCAGGCATGCCCGCATGAAGATAGTGGCAGTCGTGGCTCCCTCGACAGAACCGCCCAGCAGAATGTTTGACGAAGGTACAGCATAAGGAGTTGTCGCTGCGGTGCCGGTTGCTGACTGCGATGTGCGTGGCAGATCAAGCTTAGTCAGCATTGATCCGCTACCGTTGTCTCGCACAAACCGACTGACAGCCATTTCACCATCCACCGCTGCACTGGACGGGACAATAATGGCCTGCTGCGCCGCTCCGGCAGACGTCAGCCATTTTGCCTGCCATCCTGTCGTTGTAGTCTGCGTCGCACGCGAGCGCTGGGGGGCATTCATTTGTGCGCGCCCTACAATTGCACCAACAACGCCTGGATGAACTGCAATTGTCACCATTGTCAGATCGCTGCCGTTATATGCTGCTATGTCGATGTTCGTATCAAGGTGGTTTACCTCAGTAAGGCTGACTCCGTAATCACCCAGAGCAGGAGAGCCAACAACGGACATAGCAGCCCCAACCCGGTTTCGGGTTAATGATGCAGTGTCGTTTACGTCAAAATCAGCCTGCAGGATAATTCCCGGTATTAGCGCCGGAAGTTGGGTGATGTCGTTCGGATACGGGTAAGTGTCCAGGTAACGCGTGGCTGTCACGCCGTTATCAACATAAAAGCGGGTAGTCATGATTTACAGTCCTTTAAAGCTGGATGGAGAAAACGCAAAGGTCGTTATAGAGAGGCAGGCCGGATAGTGATGATCCAGACTGAGAGTCACGAATGCACCCCCGCGAACCAGTAACGGGTCCAGGGTTTTGTCCCGCAATCCCCTGGCTTGCATAAGATATCGCCGTCGCAGTGGTAGAATCGGTCTTTGTGATAACTATTTTTGCCGCTGTTCCGCTGCCGCTGACGGCTACCGAAGCAATAGTGGCCCCGGTCAGGGCAAAACCGTAGTTGCCGGGGTCGGTAACCCTCGCGGTGTCAATCACGAGATCACCAATACAACCCGCCACCGGGATAGTGATCGTGGTTCCTGACTGCACAACATCCGACTCTATCGGCACAAGCGAGGATTTTGTATTGTCATTCAGCCACCCACCAACAACCGAGCCAATAACCTCGCCTTCAGTCCGATACCCTGCGCTGGTCAGATGCTCACCGTCAGAATATGGACGGGCGTACTGCGCGCTCGCCAGGTGAATGAACTCGTTATCACGGGCCTCCTGGTACTGCGCGATGCCGATGCTATTGGTTTTCGTGGTACCGGCGGTGCCGCCGTACGGGATGGTGTTGGATAACTGGCCAACGAACATATGCAGGGACTGCGTTTCGCCTGTTGCGGCGTTAATGACTGATTCGTACTGCGCGCGGAGGGTCTCCATTGCAGCGCGATAACTGGATATTGACGTCCCGGCAGCCGCGTTCTGGTTCCCGTGGATAAGCACCAGTACCGGGACATACTCCATGCCCAGTTCATCAGCCATCGCAACGGCCGCCTGAATCATTTTGGTGGCGGCGGTAAACGTGGCGGTGCCGGCTGAGATACCAGCGATATCAGTACCCGAACTCGCGGCAGTAGAGGCCAAAACGGTATGGCCGGTCAGCTCGTGAATTTTATAGGCTATGCCGCTGGATGGTGACTCCTGACCTGGGCGGGTGCCTATGTTCTCCCTGTCAGGCACTATAGACCCCAGCAATGACTCATCCAGTGTGTCGTATTTGAAATCGACTTTCGGGCCTGTTGAAAAACATACCACACCATAGTCGGACTCCGACGAGACGGTGATGGGGGATTGAGCCACCGTGGAGCCCCCGGCCTTAAGGGATTGACACGTGCCGATATAGTGGAGAAGGACCTCCTTACTCTCGCGTACGCGGAATTTGCCGTCGTATGTGGAGCGGTTGGTGAGATAAGCGCCACTAATGTCTGATATAAAGCGAATAAATTTAGCAAATGCTACAGGCGCAATATTCGAAACGCCGGTATCGCTCGTTATCTGGGTAACGTCACTGCCATGTACCGCAATGATATTTCCATCAACTGAAGCAACCATGGGGAATTTAGATGCATCATCATCAGGGGTTTCATCGCCGACCCGCTCCTCAGTACCATCCCTGCGCACTCTCCGGTAAATTCGGCCCTGTGGATCCATGTGTATTTCAGCATAATCACTGACACTTTCATCATCAGCAAACCATGTGGTCACGCTGCCATGTGTCAGGTTTCCCATTGCGGAAATATTAAATATTTCTTCTCCGGTGGCGCGCATCTGGCAGACAAACCCTCCGCCCGTCATTTGCACAAGCTCAATCCCTGAACCAATCATCAGAGCCGGAAACTGGCTCGTGCCATCGGCGTAACGGCGATAAACGGCGTTCCCTACACTATCAAGAATCAGCCCGGCAATGTCCGGATAAGCATCGGTTGTCTGCGCGGCACCGAAGGCCATAATCTTCGCCAGTTCGGTGGTAACTAAATCCCTCAACGCGTCAACATATCCCGCTGAAATCATCCTGCGCCCGGTAGCCTCTAACGTTCCACCCGTGTTCTTGTATTCAACAGCCAGATAAGCATCATCAGGGCTGCGTACATAGGTTGTTGAGCCATCCGGGATGTTTGCAATATCAGCCTGAGCCGCTTCAGGCGTCATGTACTGCTTGCTCAATGGCACAAGGTTCTGACGAATCTCGTCATTTTTCGCCATGAATCCGCGCCAGGTATCCAGATCAACACCCGCGCGATCAGGCACGGTGAGAGCGTCCGAGTTCACCAGCTTATCCAGGCGCTCGGCATTATCGAGCAGCACCGCCGGAGAAGTACTCCCCAGCTCCGGGTTAAAGGCCATGTTTTTTGCTCCAAAAAAGGCGTTCGCCCAAACGAGGGTTTGAGCGAAAAGAGTTAATTAGGGGTTGTTATGGGGTATTACGCGACGTCGCCGGGGTATGTGGCGTCGTCGTACTGGTAGAAAATTTCTTTATATTCAGGTGCAGTAATCTGACAGTTGCTGTCACCGGAGGGGGCAACCTCCTGGACTATCCCATGCCGCACACCCTTTTCACTGTCGCAGAACAATAACTTCGGCAGATCAATATCTGGGTCGTCCATAATCCAGTCGTCGGGATGCAGGTCGTCGTTGTACGGCACCGTGAGCGTGAAATCATCCACCCGCTGCGGCGTAAGCATTCGCGATGATGGACGACCGTTCTGAAACTGTATCCAGCAGCGGGGATTCGCGTAGCTCCAGTCCAGAGGCTCGGTAACGTGCAGCGTAATTTCCTGAAAGTCATATATCATTGCGTCAATCAGGCAACTTTGGGTTTTCCCGGTTGGAATGTCGTCGGACAAAATGATGTGATCACCGAAGTCATGACACCATCCCAGCATCGACGTCGTAGCCGTATACGTCCGCCGTTGATGGAGATATTTCATTAACCGGCGCATCCCGATACGCCAGGCACGATCCGCAGTCATGACGACATCGATGGTGTAAGCCTCCGTTTTCCGGGGGAACGGATTTTCAGGCGTCCGGCACTGTACGGTCTCCTCCGCCCAGGTAACGGGATTGATGTATTTCACATCCACGCCATCAAAATCGTCCTCTGAAGGCACCCTGAATGATGTCTGCATTTCCTCGACAGTATCCTGGGGGGTGATGATTCCGGTCCAGCTTTTGATCCCTTCACGCCCGACGGAAAGTAAGCCGTCAGACAGCAGAAAATACCCCATGCCTGCTTCAGCTATCTTGTCGAAAATATCCTTTGCGGACGTGCTGTCACTGCTTGCCTGATGGTCAAAATACTCGCCTCGTGGCGTCCAGTAGTTAGCCTCAAGCATGTTAATTGTGGTAATGTCGATCTGGTCGTCGCGATATCCGAGACTGCGGGCCAGATGCAGGAATGCCCCGCTGATTGTCCTGTCACCACCGCCATCATAGTTTCGCGTGGCGACAACACTCACACGCTTGTCTGACTGCGCCGCCAGTTGGCCGCCGGTTTCAACCGTGATCCCTATTGTTGATATCCCTGCGTAGGAGGTCGGACGGGAAAGCAAACGACCTCTGAGCGCCTGCCAGAACATGCTGTCTCTCGCGTTGTTGCTCCCCTGCTCGTTGCGGCGGCGGCATCGAACCTCCACCAGCCCGGGAGAAGACAGATCAAAACGCTCTGTAAAACCGAGGCCATTAACGTTTTTAAGCGCGTATACCCCCTGCTTACTCGTCCACCCCGATCCGGAACCATATACGCGGTACTGGATTTCATACTCAACATGGCGAACCCGCTTATTCCCGTTGTTCTGGAATCCGCAAATTCCGTTTGGGAAAGCAAAGTTGACCTCGAAGGCGTCCACAACTTCATTTTGCGGGGAGGCCAGAAAGGGGCCGAGCCATGTTTCATTATCGTTAATACCAGACGCGGCAAAATCCACGACGGTACGGGTCAGAAAACCTGACCAGGTGCTGTCAACGGCACCGTTAACCACTCTCTGTACGGTCGCAGACGCTCCGTCAGTCGATGCTATCTGATATTCGTTGCCACGGTGAGCCAGGGAAATCCGCTGCGAGCCGTCCGGCAGGCCAGAAAATGCGGTACCGGAATCGTATGCCAGCCTGACACTGGCTGTGACCGCCGGGCTTCCGCCACTGGATGCTGTACCGGCAGTAAACACAGGGCTGTCGCCAAAAACTGACGCGGGCAGGAATGATGACGTAATGGAACCGCCACGCCACGGGCTGGAGATTTCCACGATACGAATCACGCCGCCGTCATCCTGAGCAATCAACCCCGATCCGGTGAGCCCGCTGTTAATCGCCGCCAGCAAACCGGACATTGTGCCGTAGTCAGCAACCAGGGACAGGATATAGGTGACGCCCTGCCAGGTCAGAGCAAACGTCTGGCTGGTTGTCGTAAAATCATACGTGGATGGCGACGCACTTGCGCGCAATGCTGCAGTAGATCCACCCGTTCCCGGAACGGCGTCCTGGTGAGGGGTATACGTGGCAATCTGCAGATCATAATCGGTGCCGCTAAATGTCAGCGTTACAGGCATACCATTATATGGCACCACTTCTGCCACGGCGTCACCTGTCAGAACGTTAAAACCATCCTCAATCGATACCTGATAATTCACCGGCGCCTTCAGAGTGACAATTGCACCCTCAATCCAGCCAGGAGGCAGCTTGTTCTCATCTTCATCATCATCGTTGTCATCATCGACATCGAGACCTGAAAACGAAACAGATGCACCGCTGACGGTCATGGCATCAGCAACGATATCACTGGCTTCAGGGGCAGTCTGAGCCATATCCAGACCTGACCCGCTTGATGTCCCGCCAACTTCTGTACTGTTGAACCAGACCTCGCTGCGACGGTCCCCTGCCACGTTATCGCCAGGTCCATAGCTGGTATAAGAAAAGCCATCGCCTAACGGCAGAGCAGGAGTTTCACCCACCCGAAAATCACCGCCGGTATAAGAGAAACGTCCATAACCGAGGCACACAAACATTTCGACCGTCATCCGGGTCGGATCATTGGGGTCAAAGCGAGTGACCGGCTGTACCAGGTAATCAGGGTAAATCCGGTTTCTTCCAAAAGCCTCGCGAATGGGATCACCAAGCTTCGCTGTGTTCGCTTTTGCCGGGTTCAGATCCAGTGATGCTGAATTGCCTGACGAAAACCCGCCCAGCTCTGGTTTCGGGGCGAAAAACAGCGCATAGGCCGTAGAGGCAATAGATACGGCAACCGATACCCACACGGCGATTTCCAGGCCGGTTCCATACGGGATCGGGTAAATCCGCACATCGCTGTCTGGCCGCAGCAAACATAGTGGCCATTCCGCAGGTGGAACAGTCCGGCCGTCCAGTTCGACCGCAACAGGATGCTTTCTGTCCTGCGAGTAGCTCGGGACATTCCTGGCCATCCACTCATGCAGGGTTATCGCGCCATGTTCGTGCGTCTCAAGGGGTTCACCCGGCAGCCGGGACGGATAAAACTTTATCGTCATTGCCAGAACTCCACGCGGTTAAACCTTCGTATGAATCGCGCCAGTGGCAGAAACGTAACCCCCGAGCCTGGATTACATTCCGCGACCTGCAGCTGGTTATCGAGCATGACAACGATCCCGACATGGGTAACCGTTGAGCCGGAATAGCAGGCCACGCCAGCCCCTTCGCAGGGCTCGCAGCGTTGCAGGGAAAGCATCAACCTTCTCGCCTCCCGGTCGAGGCCTCCCCTGTCTTTGGTCACTCCGGCGAAATCGGGCCAGAGGGGTAATTTCAGATCGCGCCGGATTTCATTCACAATGCCAAAACAGTCGAGTTTCGGGTATACGCGTCCGCCTTTCAGCCAGGTGACTGAACGGTATTTATCAGCGTCAAACATGTTTGCCTCAGATTAGTAACGTAAGCCAGGATGCTCTGCGAGGTTGTAACGTTTACGGGGCCAGGCTGTTTTGAGGACATTCATATAGCCCGCCGTGACCTGCACTGCTGTCGGGGTCCATGAGCCGGATTTGATATCGAGCGTATACGGTGATGATGCCGGGGAAGACAGATCGGATGAAATGTACCGCCGAAATGTCAGCGTGGCTGATTTCATTTCATCCAGGATTTTATCGATCGCCTCAGAAACCCTTCCGTCAATATTGCTGATAGCAAACTTTAAATCCTGTGTCCCGTCGGCGTTCCTGGCTGGTAAAGCGATATCTATCGCGCTGGCTTCAAACGTCGCCGGCTGACCATTTTCCAGCATCACGGAAACGTCATCCCAGCCACTGGTTAGCCAGTAGTTATCATCGCCTGCCGATATCTGCAGCGTGTCGTGAATAACCTCCGATCCGCTGCTGGCATATAATCGCTCAAGAATTGTCATGCTTCGGCCACTCTCTGTTTAGCGCAATATCCAGTAACGACTGGCCCGCCAGCCATTCCGGATAATTTCCCCAGCCTGAAGGCGGTAACGGACGCTCCCATAATTCCAGCGTTGCGCTGTACTGCCAGTATTTTGGCGCGACCAGCGTCGGCCCTTCGTAAATATCCACGAACCTGGCTTTATAGGGCTTTACCCCGATGGGAGTCTGGAGTTTCAGATAGAACCAGGACTGGCCATCTTTAAGCGCATCCCTGAAAAACGCCTCAAACACCTGCGCCAGAGCATCAGTTTTAAAAATCCATTTAACCGATGCCTGGGTGGGTGTTGAGGTATATCGCCTTCGCTGCTGAGCACGACCGGACGTCATCTCCGTTCGCAATAGGGGTGATATGGGCTTAAACCCGTACCCGTCCATCAGCGGCATAGGCAGGTACTCATCCGGATAGATAATATCCGCCATTAACTTTCCCTCCGGGCTGGTCTATCGTGGCTTTTTGGATTGAAGATTGGAGTAAATAGCCCGGCCGAATTTCTTCTGTGGATTATTTACCTCAGCGGTTAAGGTGTTAACTATCCGCTGTTCAAGAGCATTATTTCTTCGCTCAACAGCCTGCATCGTTATGTCATCCGGTTTGCCGGTGAACGTGCTTCGCGCGTCCACGCTGACAGCTATCCGTGGTTGCGCCTCAATTTGCCTTGCAGCATCCTGGACTGCCGGTGACTCACGACCAACCGCACGCACCCCCAGCGAACCATCAGCGCCACGGGTCAGGGGCATAATCGCTTCCGGGCCCGCTTCACCGAACACGCCCGCGCCTTTCGCAAAGGCAAAATACTGCGGTGTGCTGTATACGCCATTGCTGTAAGCCGATAACGAGGGAGAATTGTAGACACCACCCAGAGCATTAAACGAAAAATTAGCGCCAGCGCTCTGAATGGCCGTCCCGGTGCTGCCACCTCCCCCACCTCCGCCAAGAAGACTCCCGAACATTCCACCAGCACCACCGCCGAACGACGCCATAATCGCTTTGGTGATTAATGCCTGTGTTGCCATCTGGATCAGCGTCTTAATCACCGTTTCCCCCAGAGAGCTGAAGATATTCGACATCCCCTCTTTGAACGAAGTCGCACCAGTCAGGACGCTGGTCAGGTTGTTGGAGATAGAGTTAGTGGTGGCATCCAGAATTTCGCTGGTTGCGGTGGCAGCCATTGAACTGAGGTCAGCAGCCTGATCGGCGTAGTTCATCAGTGAATCGCTGATCCCCGCCCGCCAGTTTGACTGCTGTTCATCGGTTTTCTTGTAGTAGTCCTCCTGAATCTGGAGCCGTTCAGCAAGCGCCGCCTGCAGCGCTTCCGTTTGCTGTTTGTACAGGTCCTCAGAAATTTGCTTCTTGTTAAAGTCCCGCTGAAGCTCATCCTGTTGCTTACGGAAGTCAGTACGAATATCCACCATTTCCTTCATGCGGTCGCGAGCCTTATCCCCCATCCCGGCACCAAGAAAATCAATATTTCCCCGGTCACGCGCAGCAGCGTTACTGTCAGCCAGCCCATCACGGAACGTTTTTAACTGTTCAGCAATGTTTTTCTGATCAATTAGCGCAGCATTGTGCAGAAGGGTTTCTTTTTTAGCTTGCTCAAGAGAGGCTAACTCACCCTGCGTGACCTGGTATTTTACTTTAGCCAGTTCGGTATTCTGGCTTCCCAAAGCAATTTGTTCTTCCTGCTGTTTAATAAGACGCTTATAAACATCTTCTGTCTTCTCAGCGGCTTTTAATTCTTCGCTTTTTGGCGTTTTCCGGGCGGGTTTATTGGATTCATTATTTCTCCACTCAGCAAGTCCATTATTAATTAGTTCCTGCCTGCCCTTCTGGAATTGAGGGTCTATAGTTAGCCCTAAATCGTCAGCAGCGTATCCAAGTCTTGCCTTCTCTTTTTCCTCTCCCTTAAGTTTAGATAGAGCTAAATCACGGCGACTTTTTTCCAGAGCATCGACTTGTTTTGACGTTAAATCAGCCTGTGGCATACGCATTGGGATGTTTACTAATCCCTGCCGCTCCATTAAGAGCTGATTTCCCAATCCAAGCAAGCGATTGACCTCAGAATGTTTACCAGTCATCAATACAAGATTCTGGTATTCATCATTTTGACGCCATGCACGCTCTTTAATTAAATCATTGCGCCTTCGTTCTTCCGCCTCAAGAGTTTTTAGTATATCGCTGGATTTTTCACGCATCTGCCTGAGTTTATCTTCTTCAACAACAACCTGCTCAGTGAGAAGTGCAATTGCCCTAACAATATTTACATCGTTCTCTTGGTTTAATGCTGGATTACCGCGTGTTTCATTCAGTTCAGTCAGGCGTTTGTTAAGGCTAGCTACGCTTTTTTCCTGCTCGTCAATGAGTCGCTTTTGCTCCTGCATTGCTTCAATTGTCAGCTTGCGATTACTGTCAATATCAGGGAGTGACATTTTAGACGCTTTATCCCTAATTTGGTCTATCTGATCAGCGTACGCTCTTGCTGATTGGCGTGCCTGCTCCTGACTTTGATACATTGCATACCACGCACCAACGCCAAGCATAATGGCACCAGGAATGCCTCCAACTAAAGATAATAAGCCTGAAGCACCTCTTCCGAGCAATGACCAAGATGAAGTTACTTGATTAAGCGTGGCTTGGGATGAGGCAACGGCTCTGTTTGACTGGACCAATAAAGCATTGGCCTCAATCATCTCCTTTCTTTTCTGTATAAGATTTTGAGATGCCAGTGTTGAAGCATTAGTTCCCTTTGCTACGTTAGCTTCAGCCTTAGCAACGTTATATGCAGAAACAGCTAATGAGGCATTGGCTACCGCTTTACGTTGTGTCATTTGGGCAGCGTTTAATTGAGCTGCTGTGTTACTAACCTGGGACTGATAATTTTTAATTAATTCGCCTGTATTATTAACCACCCCCTTTGTCCAATCGCCAAAATAGCGAGAAACCCCAACCGCTACCAAAACACCAGCTGCAGTTGCTACTGTGTCAATATTATTCGCAACATAATCCATCGCCCCAGAGAGAGAGGCTGTTGCACCGCTAGCCTGATTAGCGCCCCCAACCCACTGTAAAAAAGCGTTTTCAATCTTTGTTGCTGATGAAGAAACTGTTTGTGGCAATTCCCCGTACTCATTACGCAGCTTCCCTAGCTGGCTAATTAGTGCGGGGACTACTTTATCAATAGTAAGCTGCCCCTGATCGGCCATGGACTTAAGATCTTTTCGCGCAACTCCCATTCCTGCAGCAAGCGCACGGATGACGCGATCACCATTTTCGTTTACGGAGTTAAATTCCTCACCTCGTAGCACCCCTTGCGCGAGAGCCTGACTAAACTGAGTTATAACCGAACTTGACTCTTGAGCGTTTGCCCCTGAAAGTTTTAACCCGGTAGAAATGGCTTCTGTGATATTAAGAACTTCGGACGACGAATATCCAAACTCACGCATGGAAGCAGCTGATCGGGAAAATAAATTTGCATTGTCAGTGAAGGATGTCCCGGTCTTCTGGCTGATATCCATCAATAAGCGCTGAGAGTTTGAAAAGTCTTCAGTGGATTGGGAGGCCTGTTTTAGTCTGGCATTAACTGAATTCCACTCGTCTGCAAGGGATACCAGGTGCCCTGTGGCAAATACTCCGGCAAGAGAACCGGTAAGACCTATCACAGATGATTTTGCTGCATCAATTTGCCCTGACAACTCGGCAATTGCACGGCGAGTCTCTCTTGAGGCTAGCGCTGCCTGACGCCCACCGTTTTGCATAGTTTTATAGTAATCCGCCCCCATTCGCGAAGCGCGGGCAATCTCTGTCTGAAACGACTGAGAGTTAGCAGACACCTTTATAATCAATTCGCGTAGGGTTGCCATAAATCACCAAATAAAAAAGCCCCATAAAGAGGCTTCGTGAATCACATGCTGAGTAATTAATCTAGAGAGCAAAACATTTTATATTTTTTCATCTCATATTCTTGCTCAGCGTTAAAGATCATTGGCTTGCTGCTATCGGAAACCTTCCCACCAGCAAATTTCAAATACACGTAATAATAATCATCATTCTCTTTCTGCTTGTAAGTATCAACCCATTGAACTCTACCACATATGTAACCATCATTCTCACCCACATATTTATAATGAGAATCAAATATTACATTAGTTGAATAAGTCCCCAACCTATTCCTAATGATATCCTCACCAAATTCAATTCTTTTCTTCCAGTTAAGATATTCTTCCTTTTCTTGTTTTTGGGATGATTGTGCTGATTGTGTTGACTTCTCTTGCTGTTGCTCCTTCGGTTTGCAACTAATTAATATTAGTGCAAATAAAAAAATAAAAGCACTACTCTTCATATCAATAACTCCTTTTGATTAAAATACATCAAAAAAAGTAACAGTGAATCAGTGTAAAATAAAGGTATTTTTGGGCTCAGAGTTATGCAGAGGCAGCAAGCAGTGCTGCCTCTAAGACTGCAAAGGGATCGCCGCTGTCGCTTACTTCGTCCTCTTCTGTACTCCACTTAAGTTGAGCATCTTCAATGGTGACTTTACCGCCCTGCGCCCCGTACATCGCTGAAACCAGCTGAGCATTGAGAATATCGCCACGGATATCACCGATCGGGCTGATACGGTCGTATTCAGCCCACATCCTGAATTCGCCGACCGTCATGGTTTGTCGCAGTTCGCCCAGCGTGCGGCCCATCCGGAGTGCCAGCGCCATCAGGAACTGCATGCCAGGCATTTTTACTTTGCTTTGGCATCATCCGCATCACGAATGAGATCAAGCGCCTGTTTCAGCAACCGGGAATGGACAGGGCCATAAATTGCTTCAACCTGTTCGGTATCATCGACGGTGAAAACGTACTGCAGGTCGGTATCCAGCAGAATATCAATGAAGAGTGTGACATCTGCCCGCATCGTGCGGAACGCACGTTCTGAAGGAGTCAGTTCTGGCATCTCTGGCGCTTCCTGCCCTTCCGGTAGTTTTGGTTGTTCCGGGCTGGCAACCCCCTGCCAGCGAATCCAGGCCTCAGCCGATGGTTCACGAATGATAACTTTGGCGTTTTCCCATTCCGGAACGGTGACTTCTTTTTTACGGAAACCCGCCATCGGGGCCAGTGCCAGCGCTTTAAGATTCTGTTTTGACATTAAGTTTATCGCCGGTTTCCCGGCGCTCCATTAACTGATGGTGACAGTGTGGTCAGCAGAGGTGATAACGGTGCCATCGGCATCAGTAACCACGCAGGAATAAACACCCGCATCGCCTGATACTGCGCTGGCCTTATTAAACGTTGCGCTGGTCTGCCCGCTGACGGTGGACGAGCCTTTTTTCCAGACGTAGGTATAAGGTTCCGTGCCGCCCTGAACCACCACGCTCATTGTCAGGGCGCTTCCGGCCGCTACCGTCTGCGATGCAGGAAGGTCTGTGGCAAAAGACAGAATGCCAGAGGCGTCAATGTTGGCTGGCTTGCCTTTCAGGCGCAGGGAGAAGGTCGCGGCAACGACGCCGTTAGTCTGAGAGTCCCAGGTATGCTGACGAACTTCAGCACGGAACAGGAAGCCATTCCCGGAAGGGAAAACAACCTTAAAGCCGTATACGCCGTCATTATCGTAAGCAGTACGCAGCGTATCCTGCGCCGGGTTGCGGTAGAAGTTACCGGAGAGAGACATCTCAGACGGTGCCGGGAGCCCGTTGATATTCTCCGTTTCTTCGGAGCATAGCGTTGTCACGTCAATATCGTTTTTCTGACCAGCGGTAAAGCTGGCCTGTTTAATGGTGCAACTCAGGTTGAGCCAGGTCGCCGATGCCAGCTCTTCCGCAGTGACCGGCACTGATGTAATCATTACTACCGTTTTTTGGGCGCGTTCAAATAGTGCTGACATTGCAGCCTCCATAAATGAAAAAACCGCCAGCGGCGGTCAGGTTGGATTGGTTTCAGTCAGGCAATGACGGTTATTTCAAGCGTTGCCCGATGCAGGTGAGTTGTGGTGTCGTAGCCGGGAATTTTTGTCACTTCGGTAGGTGAAAGCACTTCCAGCCGGGAAAGGGCCTCAAGCCGCAACGCCCTGGCCTCATCGTTAGTTTCTGCCCACACGTCTACCTGAATGTGCAGCGTCGATTCGGCCTGCCCACAGAACACATCCCCGGCAACATCAGTCGGTATCGAGAAAATGATGTAAGGAGCGGCCACAGCGGGTAAATCGTCGCTGCCAAGCGGCACCACATACGGATAAACCCGCCCGTCTGCCAGCGGAGCAAGCAAAGCGTAGATATCATCCTCTGTCATTTCGCCAGCACCTCATCGATCGCCTTGTTCATTCGGTTCATTGCTGCCTGTGCGGCTTCTTCCTGTCGGGTATCAAAAGCAGGACGTACAAAGGGATGTGCCGGAGCCGTAGCAGTCCCAAGTTCGACAAAGCGCCAGTAAAAAGCATTCCGCTTGTTGCTGGCCTTCATGGTGTTGTC